AATAAAAATATTCCTAAGACTATTGAGGAACTACAAGAAGAACTGGAGGTAGTATGATTGCTTCATGGGTTATAATAGCGATATTAAGTTTAGACGATTTTACTGGTTATGGTATTGATGCTTATATCTTTGATTTTAAATTTAAGAATTTAGAAAACTGTTCTGATTTTTTAGAAAATAATATTGTTAAATTAGAAAATTATATTGAGCAAGAGGAAGGAATCAAGCCTGAATCTTTTGTTTGTTTAGATTATAAAAATTATTTTGAGGTAATAAATGACACCAGCAAGTTGGCAAGTAGATAGAGAACACAAAGCAAAACTTTATCAATTTAAAAGTAGATTAAAACAATTAAATATTTCTAGTTTATCTGAATTAGAATATAAAGATGCAGTAGAAAAAATCTACATGGAAGTTTATTATCCAGAGGAACGAATATGAAGTTCGTAATTTATATTGGTAAATTAAAAACCGTGACTGTTGAGGCAGAGGATAAAGATTATGTCAAAGCAGTTATCTTAGACAATGCTAAAACATTTCTTCAAGATATGTTTGATGATGGAGTGATAGAAATTGAACAAGAAAAAACTTAAAGAATTAAAGAAAAGAATTAGACCCATTCAAGTTGAATGGCTAAAGAGTTTGCTACCCCAAGAGGAAGCAGACAAAATTACTGTTGATAATGTTGAGGGCTTATTACCCGAAGATAATTATATGAAAGGTATTAAAGGGATTACCTTAGTTTTTATGTCAGATAGATGGCTATTAAAACAGTTAAAAAAATATCCCGAAATAAAAACTTATAACAAACTAAAAGAGGTACTAAATGTATGAATATATATGTAAGGTTGTCATAGACAATCAAGAAGATGAAATAAAAACTTTTGCTTACTCTACGCTAGAAGCGTTTGATAATCTTGTTTCTATGGCAGGAGTGACAGATATTATTTCTGTCGTCAATAAAGAAACAGACGAATCATTTACTTTTGATGGTGACTTGATGGCTCTTAAAGAAGCTAGAGGTAATATCAAAGACGAACACTTAATCATTGAGGAACTATATAGATTAGATGGCACAGAGAAAAGAAACAGTCTTAATTAAACATGTCAAGAAGGCAACTTCTCAGGGCATGGCAGGTCGTGGTAGAAAGATTAAAAAATCTACCAAGCACATGAACAAACATAAAAGACGGCAACAAAAAACTAAATATCGAGGGCAAGGAAGATAATGCTTGACAGCAAAAATGTTTTCCTCTAGAATTACAACTAACGAATTAACAATGGATAGATTAAAGGAACGAGTAATCAAGAAGCCCTCTCTATCTCCATTTAAGTTGCTTGATTTGGTACTATCCACAACTCAGAGAGTAGTTGGCTCAAAACTCTCACAGAATTTTAATAAGCTGAACGGAGGTAATACACTATGGCTATATTAGAAGGCTCAGTAAAATGGGCAAGTATAACGACTCCAAACACAAAGTTTGAGCCAGTCTATACTATTGACTTAATTGTTGATGAACAGACTGCGAATGACTTTGCTTCAAGGGGTCATAAAGTAAAACAGCACGATGAAGGTCCTGCTTTAGTTATCAAAAGAAAGGTACATGGTCCTAATGGAATAACCAGACCTGCACCTAGACTTTTAGATAAAGACAAGCAAGAAATAAATGTTGCTGTTGGTAATGGCTCTAAGGTTAGAGTTCAATACAATGAGTATAGTGGTGAGGGTAAATATGGTCCTTATATAGGACTTGACTTACAGGCTGTACAAGTTGTCGACCTTGTTGAATATAAGAATGCTGATGGTGCTGAACTATTAGCTGATGGCGAGGAGTTCTAATGGAAGGACAAGAAAGACCTTACATTACCATTGATGATGTTAATGTTTATATTGAAGATTTACCTGAAGAAGGTAAGCAACTCTTTGGTAGACTACAAAGACTAAATCAAAAGAAAGCTGCACAGACTTTAGACCTTGAAGAAACTCAAGGGGCTATTAATTATTTCTCTACTAGAATTGTAGAAGTAATTAATGCTGATAAGTCTGGTGTTAAAGTAGAGGAATCTGAAACAGAAGAAGTACCAACAGATACTGAAACACAAGACAGTTAAAAACAATTTAGCTAGGCTAGGTTTTTTATACCTCTTAATTTATCCCTAGTCTAGCTATCATTTTGGAGATAGAATTGAATCAAGATAAAAGTAAATTTGTAAAGCATAGGCAACCTTGTCCTAAGTGCGGTGGCTCTGACCCCGTATCAATTAATGCTGACAACTCGGCTTATTGTTTTAGTTGTTCAACATTTTTTACCGATTATGAAACTGCAAGTGAGGGCAGAATAGTGGAAACAACACAGAAACCAACCAATACATTTTTAGAATCCTATACTGGAATCTATGGCGAACTTACAGACAGAGGCATCTCTGAACAGACAGCTAAAAAGTTTGGAGTTCGTGTTATTAAAAATAGAAATGGAGATATAACGCAACATATATATCCATACTTTAATGGCAACGAAGTAGCCATAACTAAAACAAGATTTGTTGCGGATAAAAACTTTGCGACTAAAGGTACATTTGAAGGTACTGGATTATTTGGCGAACAGTTATACAGAAATACTGGTGGTAAATATCTGACCATTACAGAGGGTGAGTGCGATGCTATGGCAGTAGACGAACTCTTTCAAGGTAAGTGGGCAGTCGTATCTCTTAAACGAGGTGCTGCAGGGGCAGTAAAAGACATTAGAGAAAGCATAGAGTTTGTTGAAAGCTTTGATAATGTTGTGCTTTGTTTTGATAATGACAAGGCAGGTAGAGAAGCTTCACGAAATGTTGCCCGTATATTAAAACCGGGAAAAGTAAAGATAATGACTTTACCCAACGGCTACAAAGATGCCAATGACATGCTTAAACAAAAAGAATTTCAAGGTTTTACTAAAGCTTGGTGGGAAGCTAAGACTTATACTCCATCAGGTATCATGGAATTGTCTAGTCAAAAAGATAACTGGCTTAACAGAGAAGTAAAAGAAAGTATTGCTTATCCTTGGGAAGGACTTAATAAGAAACTATATGGATTAAGACGAGGTGAGTTAGTCACTCTTACTGGTGGAACTGGACTCGGTAAGTCTTCAGTCACCAGAGAGCTTGAGCATTGGCTAATTAAAACTACTAAAGATAATGTAGGCATCATTGCTCTTGAAGAGAACTGGCTTAGAACTGCAGACGGTTTAATATCCATTGAAGCAAACGATAGACTGTATCTCAATGAGAAACGAGATAGTTATTCCGAAGAAGATTTAAATGCTTTGTTTGATAAGGTAATACAAAAGAACAGAGTATTCATTCATTCACATTTGGGTGCGACAGACATTGATGAGATATTCGCAAAACTACGATACATGATTATAGGTTGCGAGTGTAAATGGGTCGTGGTTGACCACTTGCACATGCTTGTCAATGTCTTAACCGAAGGTGATGAACGAAGAGGTATTGATAACTTAATGAATAGATTGCGTAGTTTAGTTGAAGAAACGAATGTCGGCTTGATTCTAGTATCGCATTTAAGACGAGCTACAGGCGACAGGGGGCATGAAAAAGGTGTGACTGTATCATTGAGTCACCTTAAAGGCTCACAAGGCATAGCACAGCTTTCTGATTGTGTTATTGCTTTAGAAAGAAATCAACAAGCTACTGACCCTAAAGAAGCTAATACTACTAAGGTTAGAGTATTGAAGTCTAGATATACTGGAGACACTGGATTAGCTTGTGCATTACAGTATAATCCTGAGACTGGTAGATTATTTGAAGTACATGCGGAGGACACATTTGACAATGAAGAAATTGGTTTTTGATATTGAAGCAGATGGATTAAATCCGACTAAGATTTGGTGTATTGTTGCTAAAGATTTAGATGAAGGTACTTGCCGTACTTTTAATCCTAATCAATTACTCGATGGGGTAGAGTATTTACAAAGTGCTGATGTTTTAATTGGGCATAATATTATTGGCTACGATATTCCTGCCATAGAAAAAATAATGGATGTTAAGTTAAATGCTAAAGTCGTTGATACTTTAGTTCTGTCTAGATTATTTCAACCCGTTAGAGAAAATGGACACAGCTTAAAAACTTGGGGGTACAGAATTAACTTCCACAAACAAGAACAACCTGATGACTTTGATAGTTATACACCAGAGATGCTTGAGTATTGTGAGCAAGATGTTTTACTTAATGAAAAAGTTTACTACGCTTTACTTAAAGAAGGAGTAGGCTTTAGTCAAGAGAGTATTGATTTAGAAACTCAAGTTGCTGAGATAATAAATCAACAAGAAAAGACGGGCTTTCTATTTGATTTAGAAAAAGCCACCATGCTTTTAGCACAGTTAAAATCTAGAATGGTAGAAGTAGAAGATGAAGTACAACGCACATTTAAACCTAAATGGGTAGATGATAAACTTGTTACCCCTTACATAAAGAAAGACGGTACGTTATCTAAACGTGGTATGACTGATGAAGAATATGAAAAGTGTTTGACCACTAAAAACTATGACCCCTTCATGCGAAGAAAATTACAAGAGTTTAATCTTGGTAGTCGCAAACAGATTGGTGAATACTTAGTAGACTTTGGGTGGAAACCCGAAAGATTTACACCTACGGGTCAACCTATAGTTGATGAAGGTACACTTAAAAAGATAGAACACATCCAAGAAGCTCGGCTCATTGCCGAGTTTTTATTATTACAAAAACGTATAGCTCAAATCTCCTCATGGATAGATGAACTACAAGGCGAAAGAGTTCATGGTAAAGTAATACCTAATGGTACGATTACTGGTAGGATGACTCATAGAAATCCTAACATGGCTCAGATTCCGGGAGTTTATAGTCCGTATGGAGAAGACTGTCGTGCTTGTTGGATTGTGCCAGAAGGTTATAAACTATTAGGTATTGATGCTAGTGGGTTAGAACTTAGAATGTTAGCCCATTACATGAATGACGAACAATATATTGACGAGGTTATTAATGGCGATATACACAAAACAAATCAGGAACTTGCAGGACTTGAATCAAGAGATAAAGCAAAAACTTTCATCTATGCACTTATCTACGGAGCTGGAGATGAAAAGCTTGGAACAGTGGTTGGAGGAAAAAGAGAGGATGGTAAGCGACTTCGAGAACGTTTTCTTACCAACTTGCCATCACTTGAAACTCTTACGAACAGAGTTCGAGAAGCTTCGAGAAGAGGATTCTTAAAAGGTTTAGACGGTAGAAAGATTTATGTTAGACATGAACATGCTGCTTTAAATACTTTACTACAAGGTGGGGGTGCGATAGCCATGAAAAAAGCTATGTGTATCTTTGATAATAAAATAAAATTAAATACACTTGATGCTAAGTTTGTTGCTAACATACATGATGAATGGCAGATGCAAGTTAAAGAAGACATAGCAGAATTTACTGGTCTTATGGGTGTTGAATGTATTGAAGAAGCAGGAAAGCAGTTAGGCATGAGATGTGCTTTGACTGGTGAGTACAAGCTTGGAGGGAACTGGAGTGAAACCCACTAAGAAAGATAGAAAGAAGTTTGACATTGATTTACAATACGGCTCTATCAGAGAAGATAGAATCGCAGAAATGTTAACCAATAAAAAGATTGAGGTTAAATCAGAAAGAGATATATGGGTAGGTACGAATAACATTTGTATTGAGTATGAATCATGGGGTAAACCCTCTGGTATTCGTGCTACTGAATCAGATTATTGGTTTCACAACCTTTGTATTGGAGACGAAGAATACTGTACTTTAGTTTTTAAAACTGATGTACTCAAAAAGATTGTAGATAAATTAGATACTTTTAAAACTGTAAGTGGTGGCGACCACAATGCTAGTAGAATGTTCTTAGTTAATCTACCTAAATTATTTTCAACAGATGTAATAAAAGCATTTAAGGAGTTAGATGATGATACCAAAAAGTAATAAAAACGAAGAAGAGTTTGACTTAATTAAACCAGACAACTATAATAAGTTCACGTCTGAATCAGGTCATTGGTACACTCAAGAAGGAGAGCCGATGTACACTATCATTGGTGCTAATGGTAGAGAAAGAAATACCACATTAAGAGATGCTAAAACATTAGGTTTAGTACCTTCTGTCACAACAATTATTGGTATGATAGCTAAACCCTCTTTAGAGAACTGGAAAATAAATCAGGCTCTAAACTCAGCACTATCTTTAGAAAGATATGAGAACGAATCACTTGATGAGTTTTCCGCTAGGTGTAAACACGACTCTAAAAAGATTAGTATTGAAGCTGCTGAACAAGGTACTAAAATACATGGCATGATTGAAAGAGGTTTTTTAGGTAAAGAAAAAACTAAGCCATATAAAATTATTAAAGAATGGTTAGATGAAACTTTTCCTAATGAAGATTGGGTAGCAGAAGATTCTTTTTGTGCTACACAAGGCTATGGTGGTAAAGTTGATTTGTATTCTAAATCAGGAATATTTATTGACTTTAAAACTAAAGATAATTTAGAAGGCAAAGACCCTGCTAAATTAGTTTACGATGAACATGGTATGCAACTTTCAGCTTATGCTCAAGGTTGTGGCTTTAAGAAAGCAGAACGAGTATCTATTTTTGTAGACAGAAAAGATACTGAAATTATTTTGTATCATGTTTGGGATAAAGAATCGCACACTAAACACTTAGGAATGTTTAATAATATTTTAGAGTATTGGAAACTTGCTAAGAACTATGACTCTACTGTGAAGAAAAATGGCAAGAAGAAAACCAAGAAAACCAAGACCTAAGAAAGAAGCAGGTGTTCCTAGAGGCTACGATAGTCATTGGGAATACGAAATACATCAAAGATTATTTAACAAGTGGCTGCATCACTACGATACAGTTAGTTATAATATTCCTAAGAAATACGAACCTGATTTTGTCAGAGTGTTTG